TCCGTTATTCTTTCTACCGTCCATAATTAAAATACATTAATTAATTAAACAATAAGATTTGTAACGGTTTGTTAAATACCATCTTGCCCATCGTCTTTATAATAGTCCTCGAAGTAAGTCCATATTGATGCAATTGTAATTACCCAAAAGAGTAAAAAAACCATTAGTGCGCTTCCCATCATTGTTTCTTATTTTTTATCAGTATATATGTTTAACTTTGTTCTTTAATTATCAGTATATATGTTTAAGTTTTTGTAAGAAGCAATTTACAGCTTCATATCTCTGCGTATTTATCATAAGCATTCTTTTCGTACTTACTAAAATATTTGAGTAGCTTATTGTGTTTGTCTTTTAGTGTGTTATAGTCTTGTATGCTTTTGTTTCTTTCGTTCATCATTTCCTGTCTTTCATTTGTTATTCTTTCCAATAGTGTTTCAGGCATATCCTTCTTTAGTTCATCACTTACCTTTTTTAAAATTGGGTAGATATTGTTGTATGCTCTTAGCTCTGGTTGGTACATATTCGGGAATGTTTGAAAAGACTTAAATATCTTTAGACCGTGTATTACTGTTGCGTGGTCTTTGTTTACCTCTTTCCCTATTGCGGTTAATGAGCATTTGGTAAACTCTTTACATAGCCTATAATAGACTGCTCTTGCGAAAACATATTCTCTTTTCCGTGTTTTAAAGGCTAGGTTTAATTCTAGTTCTTTTTCGACTAGGTGTTTAATCTCTTGTAGTATCTCCATTTGTTTTTAATTTTAGGTTGTTTATTGTATCGTATCTTGCTTCGTTTACTGCTTTTAAAATCCCTGCACAGGCTTCGTAATTTTCTATATCCTCATAGAGTTGTATTACATCTTCTAGTTCTTGTAATGAAACCCCTTCTTTTATATCTAAAAGGGCAAGGTAATAAAATTCTTCTACTGTACTCTTGTTCAAAATAAACTTTGCTGTTTACTTAGTAGTATTTGTTTACTGTTTTTGTTTATTAGTATTTCGTTTTCACGTTTTGAGTTTAACTTTATACATTCGCCCCACTTTTTTTGGAGGTATTTAATTGTTTCTTGCTCTAGTTGGCTTGTCCTATATGCAACTGCACCACCTTTGTTTGAATAGTGTTTAAAGCTATTTAAGAACGCTCCATACCTAATACAACCGTTCAGCTCTTTTATATGTTGTAGTGTGTAATCATAGTCCTCCTTTAGCCTTAGGTTGGTATCAAACCTCAACTTGTTTGGTTTTATTATAATAAAATCACCGACAATAAATTTATCGTACTCGTATTCCTTTAATGAAAAGAAAGGGTTGTTAGTTGGTGGGAAGCCTGCAAAATAATAATCACTTCCTATAAAGTGTGGCATTACTGTTTCAATTACATTATTTGCATCTGTGTAACTATGCGTTCTTTTGCCTGTAAAATCATTTGTCATTATCTTTTCTAGGTCATCACTTAATTGTATGCAAATTTTATTTTGTTTAAAACAATATTCAAGGCTTGCGTTTCTACTGTCCATTAACGTACCAGAAACAATAACTTCTTTAGCCCCGTTTTGTAAGTAAAGTTTTTTGTCTTGCTCATCCTTTACAAAAAAAACAATTTCTTTAGTTCCTATAACTTTAAAAAATGCATTTATGTTTTCGTGTCTGTTGTGACTTATGCAGGTTATTATGTAATCCATATCTTTAAAGTGTATTAACCCAGCTGTTCATTTTGAAGTCCTGGAAGTAGTAACCTTCTTTGTTGTATTCGCCAATATGTTTTTGAGTGTAAACAATTTTACGAAACGGCTTATATTTTTTCAAGTATTTTTTTACAATCCTGCTCACATACTTTGGGCCAGTTGTTTGGAGTATAAACCTAATTTTCCAAACATTGTATATTTCTTTCTGTGAAACTGTATTATAATTATCCTCTTGATGCTCTATAATCTTTTTAAATAATTCGCTACCCTTTTTGCAAGCCATTATATCATTCTCGATAAAACTGTAATTAGGGTGAACATCTTTTACATTATGAAAAACAATATTATGTTCAAGCAATGGGTCAACACTTTTTAGGCATATCATATCTAGGTCTGCATATAAACCGCCTTCAACATAGAGTATTACACACCTTGCAAAATCAACTTGCTGTATCTTATGTCGCATATTCTTATAGAAACTATAATACTGTGGGAAGTTGCTTTTAACTATTTGTTCGCATTCTTCCTCATTCCATAATTTATACTCGTAGTCTTTGTGCAGTTCTTTAAAACTGTTTTGGCTTTGTACAAATATATCATTAGATTCAAAACCTTTGCCGTAGAAATCAAAATAAATCTGGTGTATTTTTTTAGGTATCATATTAAAAAGTTAATTCTAATTGGTTGCTAAATACTTCAAATGCTAATTGGTCAGCTTGCTGTTCGTTAAGCAAAAAACCATACTCACGTCCACCGCCTGCTGTTTTGTAACCTTTAATCAACACTGGGTTTTTTTGTAAGTAGTATTTTCTTATTTGTTGAAGGCTAAAAATATAGAACTTTTCTTCGTTACCTTGTACATAAAATCTTTTGTTGTGTTCCTTCATAATGCCGCTAGTTACTTCCCTATCCCAATAGGTGCGTTTGACAGAAACGAATAGATTGTTGCTGTTTCGTTTAAAGCGTTGATCGTGCTTTATTTCAATGCCTTGTACGTTTTCACCTTGTTGGTATTGCTTTTCAATAGACGTGTGGTGAATTAAGTTGTACCCCCACTCGTCTTTGAAGTATTGGTAAACTACGTCTTGAAACTCTAATGCTGCTTTACTTTTTTGTTTGTTCATAATTATAGTGTTAGATATCCTGTTTTTTCTTGTTTAATTTGTTCTAATTGTTTGCTTGGGCTTTCGCACTTATACATATATTCACGATAGTACATTACAAAACTTATACGGAGCCAATCATCAGAGCAATTAGTGTATTCTGTATTTCCGTGCCACTTATGTACGTCAACAAATAGTATGTCTGTATTATGTAAATCAATGGCCACACCGTACTCAGGGAGTACAAAGTATCCTCCTCCGTAGTTACCTTCCCTATACACAATTAAATTACCAAAGCCATCTTGAAAATCACCTGCATCTTTATGTACGGCTGTCCTAAAGTTTTTGTTTACTGTTACGGTTGTAAAGCTAGTGTCTTCTATTATGTAGTTTTTATTTGTACCTAATGCTATCGCCTTTTGTTTTTCATAATGTTCTGGGCATAACTCTTTGTACTTTTTGTCTACAAACTGAACAAATGGTATCCCTGAATTAAATTCATCAAAATACCTTTTTGCGAATGCTGTTTTACGGCAATAGTGAACCATAGCATTTTTATCCATATAACCAACGCTGCCAGATTCAACCTTGTTTCCTACCGTTATATTGCTTGTTGAACCATCTTTACGGATACGCTTGTGACTGCTCCCACTAGCTGCGCCCCTACTTTCTGTCAATTCTATGCTATTTTTGAAAGCCTCATAGCCTTGTTTAAGTGTTTCAAATGGTATTGCGTTTTTTCTAAACCTAAACAAAAGTTCACCAGTATAGTAATCATAACCATCGGCATCACCTGTTATAAGGGTTGAGTAATGTTTATCGGTTAGGTATTTTGTTTTTAACTTTGCCGATTGCTTTTCATCCATTACCCTTTTTAGTCTATAAGTTTCCATACTCCCTGTTTAATATTAAAAGTAAGAAATCACTTAGGTTACCTTTCTGTTGAAAGTCCTTGCCTAACTCTTTCTTAATACCCTTTTTACATAGTGTTTTAAATTCTTTTAACTCTTGCTTGCTAAAGTAAAGCATCGTTGTAGTTATTTCAATTTCTTCTATTGGGCTTTCATCAACACCCCAATTATCTTCAAATAATTTCATACTGTTTGTTTATAGTATTCCCCTCATTACATATTGGTCAAGGTCTGCATCTCCTTGAAAGAAGTATTTATAGTTTTCAACTGCTGCAAAGAATTTTTCCTCGCCTTTTGCTATAAAGCTATCAGAGGTTTCAAATATTCCAATATCGCAGCTTGCTTTGTCAATCACTAAAAACTTAAAGTCGTCAGCTTTAAACATTCGTTTATATATATAAGCCTGTAAATCGTACCCATATTTGTCAGCACTCCATTTAAAAGAAGCTAAGTCTGAACCAGTAGTTTTGTAATCTATAATAGTGTTTCCTTGTATTATATCCGCCTTGCCCCTAAAGGGTAATCCCTCCATCATTTCTATTGCAGGTACTTCAAACTGTGATTTTGTTAGCAATTGCAATGCTGCTTCGTTTCTAAATACTGCATCTGTTAACCGTTCTGCTGCTTTACGTTCTTTGTTTAAGAATACTTCACCGTGTGATTCTTTGGCTTCCTTATATATCTTGGTGTTTTTTGTTGATGCCTCTACAAAGTGTAGTTCGTCAATCTTGTGCGGTTCTAGTACCATCCAATGTGCTAACTTACCTGCGGATAGTGCAGGGCTTTCATTGTCAGGGTTTCCGTACTTAGTTACATTTCTGTAAGTCTTTGGACTTTTAAGAATCATTTTTAGGCTACTGCTACTTAATGCGTGCTTTCCTAGGTGTCCGTAGTAAAATGTATCATCGTACATTTGGGTGAGTATTTCTTCTTTACCCCAATGTTCTCCGTTTAGTAGCGTTATCATATCTTAGTTATATCTAGGTTGCTTCTCTTTACTACTTCTATTCTGCATCTTTCACGGTGTGCATCTAAGTGTTGATTGTCTGCAATAACTTCCATCAACCTTTGCATAGGCATTGATGCGTATTGTTCTGTAATGTACTCGCTTTCTTTGTAAGTCATAATTGTTTGTTTTTAATTATAATGTAAAGTAAATAAATTTTTTTGATATAAACAAATTATAAACTATCTTTTTTTTCCTCGTCTAGTTCAGGTGGGAATTTTGCTTCCAACTTTTCTATTCTGTGCAAGGCTACCACAACGGCTTGCTGAGTTAGTTTTAATTCCTGCTTCATCTTTATTAATGTTGATTCTTTCATTCTACTGGTGTTATTGCTGTTATTCCGTTTTCATCAAACTTTACGTTCATTTCGTTTATTCCATCTTCCAAACACATCTCCATAAAGATTAGTATGTTTGTTAAGTCTTCTGCTTTCATTTTTGCTGTTTAAGTTTCTCAATGTACAAGGTTGCATCCATAAGTTCCTCTTGAAGGTGGTTTAAGAACGTATAGAACCCATCAGGCGAATCATAAAGTGTTGTGCCATACTTTTGTACCCCCACTTCTGAACGTTGCTTAAAACGGCTTAAAACGTCTTGAACTATTTTGTCTGTTTGTCTAAGGTCGACACCTCTGGTGCTATCTGCATTCTCAAAGTACTTTGTTACTGAATCGCTCATAATCCTAAATTTTCTTTCTTTTTATAAATTTCTAGTTCTTTTTCTAAATACGTTGCCTCTTCTTCTGACCTCCTTGCCCTTTCTATTGACCTTGTGCTTTGTGTTCTGTATTGTTCTAGTGTCGTGTGATAGTTTCCCCTATCCAATAGCAGCTTGTTTGTTAGTAATGATATTTGTATAATTGCACTTCTTACTTCCTTTAATTTTTCATTGTCGGGTTTTGCTTCGCACCACTTAAATACATTTTCCTGTATAACTAAAAGATTAGTGGTAAGGTTTAAATCGTCTAGGTTGTCGAACTTCTTTTGCATTGCATCTCTTGTTGTCATAATATTTCGGCATCTATTACAGGGAGCATTGCTACTTCCTTTGGAATTTTGTTTGTGTTTGAGAATTGCGTTGTCTTGTTATGGTATTGCGTTTCCCACTTTGGATTGACAAGGTACAAATTAAATTTGAATACTCCTTTAGGGGTTGAACAAATGTAAAGCGGAATGTCTAAATTGTCTTTACACTTTTCTATCATTGCATCAAACTTCTTTTTTTCAATCAACAAGGTTGGGTAATGTTTGCCCCTGCACTTTAATTCTATCCTATGGTTATGCTCAACAGAATAACAATCCCAACGGCTCATCTGTTTTTTAGCTTTTACTAAATCAGGGTAGCAGCACCCAACAAGGTAGTCAAAAAGTTCGCCCTCTTTCATTACTGGTAAGTTTTAAATAGTTGTTCCAACTTATTGTACACCGTGCTTTTAAATGCACAAGAAGAACAACCCACAACTTTAGTATCAAAAACCCTTTCAAATATTTTAATAAACTCCTTTTGTTCATCCCCTGTAAAGCGGTTCTTTTTATTTTCTATTGAATCCCTTAATAAGTTGTATTCGCTTTCTTCTAAGCATTTTGGTTTATCGTATCTAAATAACTCATTTAGTTTCTCTTGTCGTTTATCGCAGCCACAATCTTCCCCTGCTATAAACTTTACAGCCTTTTCAATTCCAGTTGCTTTGGTTATCTTCTGAATGGTATCACCAAACCCTTCACTTGCTAAATTGTGTTTAGCTTTCCATAATCTGTACTCCTTACTTCTTTTGTCGCCTTTAAATTCTGTCATAGTCTTGGTTTTTAAAATCAGCGAAGTCTTCGCCTAGTTTATTTCTTAAATCTTCTTTAAGGTGTTTTAATGAGTTGTAAATGCTTACCCAACTTATATTGGTTTCGCTTGCTATCTTTCGCATACTCATATCTGTCTGGCTGTATAGCTTCCACAGTTTGCGGTCATACCATCCCCATCCATCTGCAACCTCATCAACAAGTAAACATATCTTATGGAATGCCTCGTGTTCTTCTATATGGTCAAAGGAAGGGATTTGTATTGAAAGTTCTTCATCGTCAAGACTGACTTTAGTTACTTTCTTTTTTTTGTTGTAATATTGGTAGTAAAGGGAACGTAAAGTAAAGTAAACGTAACCCCTTGAAACCACACCATCTTTTATT